GCCACTTTGTCATTACAAGAGCGCTTGAACTTACGGGAGACTATGAGGCAATCGGAAGCAATGGAATGGATCAGGCGATTCAAAAAGAAATCTTTAGAGGAAGGCAGGGGCGAGGCCCATTACTGGTTTCAGCAAGTAATAGCGGACATTGCCAAGAAACGAGGCCAGGCAGCTGCTGACGAACTACGCAAACGCATGAACAGGATTAAAAATGAGACAAGCAGCGAGGGTTGACGCTAATCAGGAACAAATTGTTTCAGCACTAAGGGCTGCTGGCGCTTATGTTTGGATCATTAGCTTGCCTGTTGATCTTTTGGTTGGATTTCGTGGTCACACATTCTTGGTGGAAATCAAAAGTACCTCTAAAAAGCGTTTAACGGGGCTACAAGCTAATTTTTTTGACAATTGGTCTGGTAGTACGTTGGCTAGAGTTGACAGCCCTGAAGCGGCTTTACGCATGATTGGAGTTATCAAATGAGCAATAAAGTTATTTACGCCCTTTTGGTTGTTTTACTTATTGTCCATTGGGGTTTGGTTGCGTACTACATAGGATTTAAACCATGATTTTTACCTTGCACGACAGCCAACAAGCCCACACAGTCCTAAAAGACCTGTGGCCCAAGATTAAAGAAACTCTCCAAGCGGGTAATCAACTGCGCTTAGAAATCAAAAAAGCTAAACGAAGCACCGATCAAAATGCCCTGTTTCACGCACTTTTCAACAAAATTTCGTTAGAAATGGCAAAAGTAGGGTCTAAATGGGTGGCTGATGATTGGAAAAGATTATTGATTGACCAATGGGCGCATGAGACAGGGCGCAAGATTGGCAAGGTTGCCCCAAGCCTGGACGGTGAAAGAGTTGTGCAGCTAGGACTACAAAGCCACAAGTTCACCAAAGAGGAAGGCTCAGAGTTTATTGAGTGGCTTATGTGCTGGATGGCAGACAAAGGAATAGAAGCATGAACTTTAACCAGGGTGAATTGGTGGACAGTCTTATTGAAGATTTGCTTTACACAATCAATAAATACGATGAGTCCCTTTACATGGCGACAATCATTGGCGCTTTGGAATTAGTTAAATTACAGCTAATTTACGAAGGAATTGAAAATAAATGATGTGTCCAGTTTGCAAAATCCGTGGTAATAAAGTTTTGGATACTAGGGCAAACCCAGAATTTATCCTTAGAAAACGTCAATGCTTAAACGGTCACAAGTACCAAACCAAAGAATATGCAATATCTGAAACATCAGTATGTGAGGAGTCAAAAGCTGTTGAAGCTAGTGGCAGCTCTCTCTTGTCAAAACTGTGGCATGGACAATGGCGTTCAGGCGGCCCATAGTAATTGGGGCGGGGGTAAAGGCAAGGGAATTAAGGCAGACGACAATTTAGTGGCTGCGTTATGCCTTAAATGTCATTACGAAATTGACCAGGGGGCGCATCTATCCAAAGATGAGCGCAAAGAAATGTGGCTAAAAGCCCACAAAGCAACGATTGAAACACTTGGTAAGCGCTGGCCTACCGAAGTGCCAATCCCTTACTTACCCTTGTGAGCCTTGTCTAAGCCCTGTGCCTCATGTTGCTTCAATTCCTTTTCTACAGCCTTGATGCGTGACATTTCAGAGCGATGCTCAGAAACTTTTTCATAGTGCATAGGCTCACGGGGAGTTTTAGACTTTGCGGGCGTAATAGTAAATTTTGAAGCCATGATAAATCCTGTTAAAATGGTGGTTGACATTGTGCCATATCGGACATAAAGTCAAATCCATAAATTCTTTGCAAGGAAAAATCATGGGAAAAGCTGATACAACAATGGCTAAAAGTTCTACTGGTGCTACACCCCCCAAAGGTGCAGAATCTTCTGACCGTACAGGCGAGCGCATGGAAAAAATGCGTGGTGGCGTTGCTATGGGTAAAGAGGACAAGATGGGTGCTGATCACCAGTTCAATACTGGCAAGACAAACGGCATCTGCTACACCAAGACCAAATCAGAGTACCGCTAAAAAATGGCTGTCTCCCTGTCCTCCATGATGGGGATGGGACAGCCAGCCCCTGATAGGGCAGTTGCCCCTACCAACCCTATTGAACAGGCGTATTTCCAACGCCTGATGCAAGCCTATCCGCAATTGATTCAGGAATATGCAGCGCATCCTGAGTCAAAGGGCGGGCGCATCATTAACACAGACGTTGCCAGGGAAATGTCCCCTGAATACAGAGCAGACCGCACAAAGTCAGCTGATGTGCATGAGCCATCTAGCGCTTTTATGAAGCAGCTGTATGCGGAAAAGCTAAAGAACCCCACACCCAAAGGCATGGATAACACCGTTGTCTTTAGTGCTGGTGGAACAGGCGCTGGCAAAACCACAGCCTTAGATTTATTGGAAAGTGTCGATCCCGCCTTGAAACGGTCGGAGATGATTTACGACACAAACATGAACAAGTTTGATTCAGCTGACAAAAAGATCAAACAGGCATTAGATGCCAAGCGCAAGGTTCGTATTGTTTACACTTACCGTGACCCAGCTGAAGCGTTGGAGTTTGGCGCTTTGAGTAGAGCCAGCCGCATGGAAAAAGAAAAGGGTTCAGGCCGCACCGTCCCAATTGAAGAACATCTAAAGACTCATATTGGCGCACGCAAAGTCATTGAGGAACTCCAAGAGAAATACAAGGGCAACCCCAGGGTAAACATACAAATCGTTGATAACTCCAAAGGTAAGGGTAAGGCTATTGCAAGCCAGCTTGACAAGCTACCTAAACTAGAGGAGAATGAAGTTCGTAGGAGGTTACATGAAACACTTGAGCGAGTTAGAAGCAGCGGCATTGGCGGCAAGGAGAGAATCTCTGATGCCATCTACCGTGGAACATCAGGAAAAATTCGCTGATTACAAAGAAGGCAGAACCTTTGATTTAGAAAACAAGGGTTTTGCTGAACGCCTGGCTGCGGGACTCAACAAAGCAGTTTTGGCTAGTGAAGCAAAATGACTGAGAAATGCGAGATTTGTAAATACTTTCGTGACTCTCAGATTATGGGTAGTTGCAGACGCTACCCAGTATTACAAAACAAACACGCTAACGATTGGTGTGGCGAATTTGTAGTTGCCATCATCCGTGAGGAGGATGTTTTACCCGTCCCTGTGGCGGGTCTTTTTTCACCTAAAAAACGAGGCAGACCAGCTAAACATGATAAAACCAATGAATGATCGAGTGGTGATCAAGCCGCTTGTCAGAACCCTGTCAGAAATTATTTACGTCAACAACAAAGAACCCTTTAATGAGGGAACGGTTGTGGCAGTAGGCCCAAAGGTTTATGAAACCCAAGTGGGTGACTTTGTTAAGTACGGTAACGGGGATTATTTGAACTGGCCCACTCAGAAGATTGATGGGCAAGACTATCAAATTATTCAAGAAGCCGACATTTGTGCAATTGTTGAGGAGTAAACATGGCGACTAAACCTGGCTTGTATGCCAACATCCACAAAAAGCAAGAACGTATCGAACGCCAAAAGGCCGAAGGTAAACCCGTAGAGCGCATGAGAACGCCTGGCTCAAAGGGCGCACCCACAGCAGCTGCTTTCAAACAATCTGCTAAAACGGCAAAGAAATGAAAAAGCACGACAAGCCCATAGAGCATAAAACTGTCGGGAAGGGTAAAACCTACAACCCCACAGAAAAAGGCGCTGGAATGACCGCTAAAGGCCGCGCTGAGTACAACGCCAAGAACAACGCTAACCTTAAACCGCCAGCCCCTAATCCAAAGACCAAGAAGGACGAAGGACGCAAGGCAAGTTTTTGTGCCAGGATGGAAGGCGTTGTAAAGAACTCAAAAGGCCCTGCTGAACGGGCTAAAGCATCATTAAAGAACTGGAATTGTTAACATGAACAAAGAAGCAATCAACAAGCAAATTGAAACCTTGATGAGTCAAGGCAAACAACTAGAAGTTCAATTACACATGATCAACGGTGCATTACAAGACTGTAATTATTGGTTGGCTGAACTTGATAAGCAAGCTGAACCCACAGAAGTGACAGACGTATAAAAATGACCGAAGAAAAGCGCCCTGTTGGTAGACCGTCCAAATACGATCCAAAGTTTTGCGACGAAGTAATAGCCTTGGGCAAAATCGGTAAGAGCGTGGAACAAATTGCCTCAAGATTAGGGTTTTCCCTACGCACAATGTACGATTGGCGTGAAGCGCATGAGGAATTTTCGCACGCCTTGGAGGAAGCCAAGCAACATGAGCAAGCGTGGTGGGAAGATCAAGCCGATTCTTACATGGTTGAGACCAAAGACGGGCCGAGACTAAACGCAACGATTTGGTCAAGGTCAATGGCTGCACGATTCCCCAAGAAGTACCGTGAGCAAGTGAAACAAGAAATCACGGGTGCAGATGGCGCACCGCTGCTGTCAGGCATTCAAGTCACATTTGTAAAGCCAAGTGAGTGAAATAGCCCAATCAATTGCCAAAGCGGAATTCCCGTTAAAGCTGCAATGCTTGTTTAAGCCCTCACGTTATAAAGTCCTGTACGGTGGACGAGGCGGGGCTAAGTCTTGGGGGGTTGCTAGGGCACTACTGATTAAAGGCGCTCAGAGTCCGATTAGAGTGCTTTGCGCCCGTGAATTCCAAACATCTATTAAAGATTCAGTCCACAAGCTGCTATGCGATCAGATAGAAGCATTAGGGCTGCTTGGGTTCTATGAAATCACCCAGGCATCAATCAGGGCAAAGAACGGCACAGAGTTTAGCTTTGTCGGCCTAAAGAACAATGTTGCTAATGTGAAGTCCTATGAGGGCGTTGATGTGTGCTGGGTTGAGGAAGCGCAGACAACTAGCAGAATGTCTTGGAATGTATTGATTCCTACCATCCGCAAAGAAAACTCAGAGATTTGGATTACGTTTAACCCTGAGTTGGAAACTGATGAGACTTACCAAAGGTTTGTGCTTAACCCCCCTGAGAACTGCATTGTTCAAAAGGTTAACTGGTCAGATAACCCGTGGTTTCCAGATACCCTGAAACTTGAAAAGGATGCGCTTAAACACCGTGATCCACAGGCTTATAACGTGGTTTGGGAAGGTTTATGCCGACAGACGGTAGATGGGGCTATCTTTGCCAAAGAAATGCAAATGGCAGAGTTAGACGGGCGCATTACCAAAGTTAACTATGACCCGACAAAGCCAGTTCATGCCATCTTTGACCTTGGGTGGTCTGATGCTACGGCTATTTGGTTTTTACAGTTTATAGGCATGGAAACTCGCCTGATTCGCTACATTGAGGGCAATCAGCAGACCATGAGCGACTACCTGGCTAAGATGCAGACCTTTGGTTATATGTACGACACGCTATGGCTGCCACACGATGCAGAGAACAAAACCCTTGCAGCCAATGGCAGAAGCATTGAGGAAATTGTGAGGGCAGCTGGGTACAAGACCAAGATAATCCCCAAAACGCCTATTCTTGATTCAATCAATGCAGCCAGGACAATCTTCATCAATTGTTGGTTTGATAGGGAGAACTGTCACGAAGGCTTGCAATGTCTTAGGCATTACCGTTACGATGTAGACCCAGAGACTAAGCAATTCAGCAGAACGCCACTACACGATAATTATTCACATGGCGCTGATGCGTTTAGATACATTGGTCTGATGGTCAATGAGCCAAGACAGGCTAGAAGGCCAAGGCTGAACTTAAATTATGGTGGTCAACATTCTTGGATGAGTTAAAATGACTCCAAATCACTTAGGGCAACATCATGGCTGATGATTACGACTCACGAATTCAGGAAGCAATTGACTTTCTCAAGTTTGCCAACGATGCAGACACAATGAACCGTCAAGAGGCTTTAGATGACTTGAAGTTTGGCGGTGGTGATCAATGGCCTGTAGAACTGCAAAACTCCCGTAATCTTGAGTCCCGTCCCGTTATTACGGTGAACAAGGTGGACAATTATTGCCGCCAAGTCTCTAATCAACAACGACAGCAACGCCCCCGAATTAAAGTTCATGCAACAAATACGCATGAGGACATGGTGGACGCACAGACCATTAGCGGGATTATTCGGCACATTGAGGTTAACTCCAACGCTGATCATGCTTACGACAATGCGTTTGAATACGCAGTTCGCATGGGTTGGGGCTATATGCGGGTCAGAACTGACTACATTTCAGAGGATTCGTTTGATCAAGAAATCTACATTGATGCCATAGATAATCCATTTACCGTTTACTTTGACCCCAATTCAGTCCTACCAGACGGGTCTGACGCTGACCGTTGCTTAATCACAACAATGATGCGTAAGGATGAATTCCGAAAGTTGTACCCTGACGCAGAAGATGGCGGCACAAGTTTTACCCAACGGGGAACGGGTGACTCACAATCTGAGTGGATTACCAAAGAGGATATTCGCCTGGCTGAGTATTACTACACGGTCAAAGAAAAGGCAAAGCTATACCTATTAAGCGATGGCACAGCGACATTTGCTGATGACAAAGACTTCTTTACTCGCCTAGCTGCTTACGGTATTGAAGTGGTTGATACCCGTGAGTCTTACAAGAAAACAATTAAATACTGCAAATTAACTGCGGTTGAAGTCTTGGAAGAACGTGATTGGGCGGGCAAATACATTCCCATTGTCCCCGTCTATGGCAGACACATTGTTATTGGTGACAAGCGCAAGAAGTTTGGAATGATTCGCTATGCCAAAGACCCGCAGCGGATGTATAACTTTTGGCAGACTTCCATCACAGAAGGCGTGGCATTAGCACCAAAAGCTAAATGGCTGCTTGCTGAAGGTCAGGATGAGGGTCATGAGAATGATTGGGCAAATGCCAACATCAAGTCATTCCCACTTCTAAGATACAAACAGACTGACATTGACGGTCGCCCCGCACCAGCACCAGTTCGACTTCAGCCAGAGCCGCCACAAGCGGGCATTATGGCTGCGGCTATGGGTGTGGACAACGATATTAAAGCCATCATGGGCGTGTTTGACCCCGCACAGCTTGGTCAAGGCAACATATCAGGCAAAGCATTGAACGGTCAGCAACAACAAGTTGACCTGACAAACTTTGACTATTACGACAATTTGACCCGTTCAATTGCTCACGTTGGCAAAATTTGCCTAGACCTAATTCCCAAGATTTACGACACAGAGCGTGTGATGAGGATCATTGGTGACGATGGCAAGCCTGAACTGTTGACCATCAATCAGCGGGATTCTGTGGGCAGAGTGCTGAATGACATTTCTGTTGGTCAATATGATGTGGTGATGGAGACAGGCCCAGGCTACAACAGCAAACGTCAAGAGGCCGTGGAAAATATGCTGCCCCTCTTGTCAGCTGCGCCCGAGTTGATGCAAGTGGCGGGTGACTTGGTGTTTAGAAACATGGATTGGCCTGGTGCTGACATTATTGCTGACCGTTTGGCAGCTGCTAACCCAATGGCTCAGATTGACGACAAGTCTAAAGTGCCTCCCCAAGTTCAAATGCAGCTGGCTATGTCACAAAAGCAAATTCAGGAACTTACACAGGCGGTTCAGGCTAGAGATTTGATGCTGAAAAACCGCATGGATGTTGAGCAAATGCGTCAAGAAGCCGAAACACAACGCACCATGATGAAAGAGCAAGGCAGAACAAACGAGGCGCAGATTCGTGAGCAAAGTGACCGTGCTGAAATGCAAATGCGTGTGGAAGGCCAAGCACACGATACGGTCATTAAAACGCAGACGCAGCTTGAGATCGAAAGAATGAAAACTGAGATAGCTATTTTGTTGGCACAAATGGACAGAGCGACATTGAGAAACGCAACCGCAGAGACTACAGAACGGGCTATTTGAGTTTTAAAAGAATTTGTGGTAAAAACCACTAAACCTTACCTGTGAGGCTCACAGGGTCAAATCGTTGGGAAACGTATGTCCGATAAAGAAGCGGGTCAAGTATTGACTAGCGAGAATGCAGCAGAATTTTATGCAAACAGATTAGGTTTAGCTGAATCCCCTGCGGAAACTGA